CGCACGCTCGCGCGGTCCGGTGCGGCGGTCAACCCGCGCGGCGCGGGGGAGGATGCGAGCGGCGCCGCCCTCGGCCCGCCGCTGCCAGTCGCCCGGTTCTGGTGCCGGCGTCGCCGGGGCTGCGCGGCGTGGCGCTAGGCGAACAGGGTCGCGTGCCACTGGCCGCCGAGGCCGAAGGTGCCGGCGACGTGGTTGCCGCCGCTGTCGGTGGCCCCGGCTCAGCCCTGCGTGTGGGGAGGCGGGCGAGCTTGCGGGACGCGCGGGTGCCCGGACGAGGCGGCGCATCGGGCGCGAGGCGAGGCGTCGGCCCCGCTGGCCACGCCCGGCAGCCGCTCCCGATGCGCCCCCCTTGCCGAGCCTGGCTGCGGCGGGATAGGGCGCTTCCGTCCAATCCTGGGAGGAATACGATGTCACGAATTTCCCGGCGCGGCCTGGCCACGGCGGCCGGAGCCGCGCTGCTCGCCGCGCCGAACCTCGCCGCCCGCGCACAGACCGCCGGCACGACGGCACCCGCCGGCGCTTGGCCAAGCCGGCCGATCACCATCGTGGTCCCGAACCCGCCCGGCGGCGGCAGCGACTTCGCGGCGCGGCTCTACCAGGAGCCGCTCGCCCGCGCGCTCGGCACGACGGTGGTGATCGAGAACCGCCCCGGCGCGAACGGCAACATCGCGATCCAGCACGTCGTGCGCTCCGCGCCGGACGGCTACACGCTGCTGCTGCAGTACAACGGCTACCACGCCGGCAATCCGGCGATGATGCGCAACCTCCCCTGGGACCCGGTGCGCGACCTCGCGCCCGTCGGCATGGCGACGGTGGCGCCGCACGGCATCTTCGCCGCGCCGAACCTGCCGGTGAACACGCTCGCGGAGCTGATCGCCTACGCCCGCGCCAATCCGGGCAAGCTGAACTACGCCTCCTCGGGCAACGGCTCGATCCAGCACATCGCCGGCGCGATGTTCGCGCGCGCGATCGGGACGGAGATGGTCCACGTGCCCTATCGCGGCGCCGCCCCGGCCTTGCAGGACGTGGCCGGCGGGCGCGTGGAGCTGTTCATCACCACGCCCTCCTCCGCCATCGCCCTGGCGCAGGCCGGACGCGTGAAGGCGCTGGCGATCGCGAGCGCCGGCCGCATCTCCGCCCTGCCGGAGGTCCCGACCACGGCCGAGGCCGGGCTCCCCGGCTTCGTCGTGGACGCCTGGTTCGCCATCTTCGCGCCCGCCGGCACGCCGCCGGCGATCGTCGAGCGCATCAACGCCGCCATGCGTGCCGCGACCGAACTGCCCGATCTGCGCCGCCGCGCCGAGGAGGGCGGCGTGATCCTGCGCCCGCTGACCGTGGCGCAGATGGACGAGGTGGCGCGGCGCGAGATCGAGACGCTCGGCCGCACCATCCGCGAGGCGGGGATCACGCTGGAATAGGCGCCGCCTGCCTGCCCGCCCGCGCGCCTACTCCAGTCCCAGCGCCTGGAGGTCCACCACCCAGGGCAGGTCGGTGTCCTCCGGCTTCACGCCTGCCTGGGTGATGAGGCAATGCGCCTGGCCGCGATGGTGGGTCTGGTGGTTGAAGAAGTGATCAACTAGTTGCACCACCGAACACCCCCGGTGTACGGTCGCCACGTCGTGGATCTCGTTGACACGTGGCGACCTACGCGCATAGGAATTACGTCCACAGGGGGTGTAGTACCACAATGGCAGTACAACCGCGCGCGTTTTCCTATGTGCGCTTCTCGACGCCAGAGCAGATGAAGGGGGACAGCCTGCGCCGTCAGGTGGAGGCTGCGGAGGAATACGCTCGGCGCCACGGGCTGACGCTGGACACCAAGCTCACCTTCAGGGACTTGGGTGTCTCGGGCTTCCGGGGGCGGAACGCGGAGGTCGGACGCCTCGCGGACTTCAAGCGCGCGGTCGAGGACGGGCTGGTGCCCGAAGGCAGCTACCTGCTGGTCGAAAACCTAGACCGGATCAGCCGCCAGTACGCCCGGAAGGCCATCCGTGTCCTTGAGGACATCGTGGACATGGGCATCACGGTCGTGACCCTCAGTGACGGCCGGGCCTATGACCGGAAGACCCTCAACGAGGACATGACCAGCTTCATCCTGGCCATCCTAACGTTCATGCGCGCCCACGAGGAGTCGGCGGTCAAGGGGAAGCGGCTCAAGGCGTCCTGGGAGGCCCGGCGCAAGCGGGCACGGGAGACCAAGCGGCCGGTCGGGACCGTCTATCCCTCCTGGCTCAAACGCGAGAACGACCAGTGGGTCATCGTCAATGACAAGGCTGAGGTCGTCCGGCGCATCTTCGCCCGTTACGTCTCGGGCGAGGGCCTGCACAAGATCGCCTCGGACCTCAACGCCGAAGGAGTGCCGACGCTCCGGGGCGCACACATCTGGGTCAAGAGCACCATCGCCCGCCTGCTGGACAACCCGGCCGTCATCGGCACCTACGTCCCCACGGAGTTCGTCTCGGACGGGAACGGAGGGACGGTGCGGACCACCCTGGACCCGATCGAGGGCTACTTCCCGCCGATCATCGACCGGGACACCTGGGATCGGGTGCGCTCAATGCGGTCCCAGCGGTCGGTCCCGATGGACCCCGATCGGGTCAACCCCAACGTGGTGGCCGGGCTCGCCAAGTGCCCCGAGTGCGGCTCCACCATGACCCTGCGGGTGGCCACCAAGTGGCTGCGCCGGACCCGGACGCACACCCGCTACCGGCGGCTCTACTGTATCCGGGCGAGCAGTGGCCTGGGGTGCCCCTCGGGCATGGTCAACCTCGCCCACGTGGAGCGGACCCTGTACGCCAACGTGTTCCGCCTGGGCGGGATGCTACCGGGGAGCGACGCTGAGGTCCAAGACCGGCTCGCGAAGCTCCGGGCCGAGATCGCGGACATGGACCGGCGCATCGAGAACCTGACCAACGCCATAGCGGAGGCCCCATCCTCCCGTGCCCTAGCGGCGTCTCTGGTGACTCTAGAGGGCGCTCGTGAGGCGGCCGATAAGGAGTACCGGGCACTGTCCGAAACCGCCTCTAGCGCCTCTCTGCGGGCCGTAGCGAGGCGGATGGAGGAGCTAGCCCACCTAGTCCAACAGGGACTCAAGAAGGGCGAGGTGGACTCGATCAAGGCCAACGCCCTGCTGCGCCAGATTTTCGACCGGATCGTGGTGACCCGGAGCGCCATGGAGCTGCACTGGAAGCACGCGCCCGGCGCTGTGACCACACTGGAGATACTGACGGAAGGGCCGACTGTGGGCGAGGCCCCTGCCCTTGTGGCGACTGCCGATATCCCCGGTCCACTGAGGGCCACTAGGCGTATGCGCCGGGCAGCCTAAGACACACAGAGACGGGGGCCTCGGAGCCCCCGTTTCAGTGACAAGCCTCGTGGACGAGCTTGGCTAGTCGGCGGACTATAGCTCGCCCCTTAGGGGTTAAGAACGCAAGTTTCTGGCGCATCTCGTTGGGGTTCACGCGCAGCTCGATAAGTCCATAGCCCTCTGTGCGGACATACTGACCTTCCACAGCGCCCTTTCTAGTGCGACGGTAGGCCGACAAGTCTGTAAATATCCGGCTCATTGTGCCCTGGGCTAGGCCGGTCATCTCAGTATAATCTGACTGAGGCTTACCCTCATCCAAAGCGATCATCAGAAACACTTGAGCCTGCTCCAGCGTCATGGAGCGGTTCATCGTCTGTAACAGACTGAGACAGCGAGACAGTTGGACCAATGCTTTTTCGTCGGCGTCTTTTGTCGGTGGGTACGTGAAGTAGTTCGCAACCTTCGGCAGCCCAGAGTTCCCCGTCGCCATCTCTAAGGTCTCGCTCATCTGTTGTTGTCCCCCTGCGGTCATATTCCACGCGTAGTATGACCACACGGGCGAGTTTGAGAACAGGAACAACACAAGAACGCAACAGCGGTCGTCAGTATATCTGCGCAGTAGGCGCGAAAACGAGGCCCCCAGGACAACGCCTAGGGGCCATGCATGTAGGTCATTGGTTCCCAAGCGGGATACCAAGCTCGGTGAACTTAGTCCGCACGTCGAAGCTCGGACAAGCCTTCCGGGCTCCAGTGTCCCGGTGGCCAATGACCCGCTTGATCGTTGGGTGGCGCTTGAGGATGTCACGGACAAGCCCGTCCAGGGCACTCCACTGTTCTGGCGTGAAGTTGTCCTCGGGCTGGCCCTTGTCGTTGACGCCACCGACAAGGCACACGCCAAGGGAACGGGCGTTCCAGCCTTCACAGTGGGCGCCCGCCCGCTCCTCCTTGCGTCCGCGCTCGACCTTGCCGTCCCGACGGATCACATAGTGATAGCCGATGTCAGCGAAGCCCCGGTCGAGGTGCCACTTGCGGATCTCGGCTGCGCCAATGTCCTGGGACGGCTTGGTGGCCGAACAGTGGATGATCAGTGTGTCGCAGACGCGAGCCATGGCACCTCCGGGTTAGCTGCGGGTCACGAAGACCGAACGCAGCTTCGCCACCACGTTGCGGATGCGATCCACCACGTCGTCGTCGGCCTTGGTCGGCGTCAGAGCGACGATGATGGCAGCCACAGTGATCAGGTGCTCCAGCACGTCGAACGCGACCGGGATGTAAGCCAGGATGGTCTCGATCATGGTTGTGTCCTCACTTCAGTCCGATGGCATCAGCCAGTGAGATCAGGATGCCGATGACTGCGATTGCGCCTGACCAGATCGCAGCAGCCAGCGCCTTGCGCTGAGACGCCTTGGCTTCCACGACGGACAGTTTGGTTTCGACGGCAGACATGCGAGCATCGAGCCGCGCGATCTGCTCGTCTCGGCGCTGCTCGGCGGCGAGGATGGTGTCCACCTTGCCCTCGACGCGCCCGAGTATCAGCGCGAGACCCTCGAAGCTCGTTGGCTCGCTCATGTTAGAAGTAGCCGCCAGGGACGATCGGCTGGATCGCCTGCGGCCCCCCTATGGTGAGCTGCTCCGCACGCTCGTCGTTGAGAAGGTCTCGGGCGACCGCGTAGCGGTCCTCCCACATCTTGAGCATGTCGTGCTCGAAGTAGACGCCCGCCTCCACCAGTGCGGCGTAGAGCAGCACGTCTTCCTCGTTGGCGATCAGCACGTCCGATCCGTTGTCGGCCGGACGGGACAGGCGGGGCTGGTGCAGCAGGCGCACCACGTCACCCTCCTGTAGGTCCGGAGACACGTGGATCTTCCGCCCGATGCGCCTGTAGCTCGGCTGCTCGATCGCCGCCGGGTTCAACACAGGGATCTCTGGGGTGAGCGTCAGCCGGTCAGGCGCGTTGGCATAGGGGATGCCGTTCACCCACAGCTCGTAGACGCGCTTGGTCTCGATCGGCACCTCGGGTGTCGGCCCGCCCACGTGCTCATAGACCGTCTCGATGTCGAGCACCGGCCCATTGATCTCACGGTTGATGCGGGCGTAGGCGCGTTCGAAGAACGCGTCCGCCAGGGCGGTCGTGCAGTCGGTGCGGTTGAGCAGCGCGAGGAAGTGCCCGCGCAGCTCCCCGTAGTTCGCTGCCATGGCTGGTGGCCTCCGTGACTAGACCACGCTCCGCTCTGTGGCGAGGAAGTCCGTCAGCCCCTCACGGTGGAGCTTCTTGACGATCTCCTTGAGCGGCTCGCGGTAGACGTTGAAGCCCTCGCGCAGCCACTTCTCGACGAAGATCGCAGGGATCGTCGCTACCCGCATCCGGCCATCGTCGGACAGGTCGGCCAAGGCGTGCTCATAGACCGACCTAAACGGACACCAAGTGTTGTACATCTCCACCATAGTGTCCCTGATGATCTGGCCGAACAGCCCCAGGTAGGCCGCGTGGCACCCGAAGCTGTCGTGGACCAGCATCATGTCCGTGATGCCCTGTTCCCACGCGGCGTTCACCACCATCCGGAGGTGGCAGGCGTCGGCCGAGTGGATCACGTTGGGGGCGATGGCCGACCGCTGCTGGTGCTTCTGGACCACGTCGGTCGAGCGGAACGCGACGCTCGCCCGGAAGCGCGCCAGCACCCGCCTGTTGTCGTAGGGGCGATCGTTGGGCGTGTGCTCGCCCACCTTCACGTCCGCGTTGTACAGGCGGAGGTTGACCATCTTGATGTCCGGCTCGCGGTAGCACTGGTGAACCGGGAGGCCATCGGCGGTCTTCCACCAGACGCCCTTCTTTTCGTGGGCGAGGGCGCCCGCCACCACCTGGAGGAAGCGCATCCCGGCGGCAGCCTTGGGCAACAGCTCCGTCACGGCCCGGTACACCAGCTTGGCGAGGTAGGTCGCGCAGGCCCGCCCATCGTCGTCCCCGAAGGGATGGGCCTCCAGCTTGCCGTCCATCACGTCCACGGCCAGCGGCTCCATGAGGTCAGCCATGAGCTGGTCACGGAACCCGAACGCCTCGCTGCTGTAGGCGAAGGTCATCACGTTGCGCTTCACGTCGCTCCGTTTGATGCCACGTGTTGTCCAAATGGACGCACATATGGCCTTGAGGAGCGCGTGGGAAGGATGGTCCTTGTCGTCCGCGTTCTCCCGTGCCTCAGCGGCCACGTTGGCGACCACCGACCGGGGATCGGTGATGATCGCTGGTAGCGCCTTGGCATCCTCGGCAGCGTGGGCGGCTACCTCCCGCGCCACCACCGCATAGAGGTCGTTGGGCTCATCGGACGGGACGAGGTTGACATAGACCCCCTCCTCGGCCCGCAGGGCTGCGCTGTAGTGCTGGACCCCGCTGTTGGAACCGTCCAGGTCACACACCAGCCCACTGGCGTACTGGGTCGGGTCGCCCCACAGGAACGCCTCGGCATACTCCCGGCAGGCGGCGACGAACTGGAAGGGCTTGTCGGCATCCTTCCAGAGATCGAAGGCCGCCTTGGGGTCCTCGGCCACCCGCATGAACAGGTCGTGGTTCTCCTCGACCCACTGGACCCGGAGGTCGAAGGGCAGCTTGTCGGTCTTGCGGCCCCAGCGGGACTCCATGCCAGCGACGTTCGCCAGATGGACCCGGAGCCAGTACCAGCCCTGGCGCCCCAGCTTCACCCGGTTCCGGAAGCGGAACCACGACTTCACGTAGTCCGCCCGGTGGTGGCTCAGGGCGCTGACGGGATACACACGCCCACGCCGGTCCATGTTGTGCGGGAGGTACACGGGCAGGCCCACCAACTCCCTGGCTGCCTCCACGTCCGTCCGGAACGCGACGGCGTTCGCCATGCGGCCCCGGTTGATCCGCTTGGCGTTGGTGATCCGCTCGAAGATCCGGCGCTTCTCCGCAGGCGTCCGCTCCGCGAAGTCGTCGGGCATCGGCGGGACCACCGCCTTGTTGCGGGTGGGGAACTTCTTGATGTCCTTGCGGTTGTTGAAGGCCCACTCCGCGAGGTCCACCATGAACCCGTCGATCTCCAGCGGGACACTCTGGATGCGGTTCACGGCATCAAGGACAGCCTGCATGGACCCATCCTTGATGGCGGCAGTGATCGCCTTGCGCATCTCGGGCGTGGCCCGGCGGACCAGCGGGACCAGGGTGGACATGGCCTTGGTCTTGTAGGCACCAGTTGTGAACGAGGTCCACGGGGTCGGCTCGACCACCATGGGGGCGAAGGACGGACGCAGCCAGCCCGCCTGCATGTCGATCTCGTCCACCAGCCGCTCGGCCTGCTCGGACAGGATCAGGTAGGTCTCCGTCCGGTCATGACCGATCCGCAGGGTCTCCCGCTCGAACACAGGCTCCCCGTTGACCTCGGCCAGCAGTAGGGCGTTAAGCAAGGGCTCACCGGCCTTCACCCGGCGCAGCTTGTCCCACTCCTTAGTCCCTGCGAGCTTCCGGACGGCCCTCGCCCGGTGGGCTACACTATCGGTGTCCCGCACGACCTGGGCGATGCGCTCGGCGCCCTTGCGCTTCCCCAGCTTAGCGATCAGGGCCTCGGAGTGGTGGATAGCCTCGACGCACTCCCCCAGGCGCTCCAGGGCGAGGTTCAGGGGCTTCATCTGCATCGCCAGATGGAGGCCGCTCCGGACAGCCTCGGCCGCCACGAGGTCGAGGTCGAGGTCCACGATATCGGTGAACCAGTCGGCCTTCCGGCCACGACCAGGGGCAGCCTCGGTATCCACCAGTGTCCGGAGGTGGTCGCGGACCATGGGCAGCAACAGCGGGAGCACCTTCATGCCCGCGTAGGTGTTGCCGTAGTCCTGCTTGAGTTCGTCGGCTTTCGCCCGGAGGTAACGCTTGTACCCGTTGGTGAGAGCAAGGTTCTCGCGCTCGATCTGGAGCTGATCGAGATCACCAACCTTGTTGTCCATGCACTCGGTCCCCTCAGAGGACATCCATGGGAACCACTTGAGCTACACCTGGGTGGGTGCTGCTCCGGTCCCGGCATTGGGTGGCATTAATTCGCTCCCAACCCGTCCGAAGTCCTGGAAATCATGGACCTAGCGGCGTTATCCACAGGCCCAACCGGGGTGTCGCCGTGACCCGGTGTTCCCGTCCCGTTCACGGCTAGCACTCACATGGGGAGAGTGCTGTCTGACAACATGTGTCGTGTATGCATGCCTGGAATTCCCAGATCGCATAATTCACAACACGTGTTGTGCGTATAACCGCAGGCACACGACGGAACGGGAGTCAACCAGTGAGCGAGGACACCATCGACTGGCTGCTGGAGCCAGACACCAGCGTCCTGGCCGAGATCGAGGAGGTCGAGCGGATCAACCGGCGCAGCGAAGCGGAGGAGTGAGGCCGATGAAGCCCGCCAAGGTCACGTTCGAGGTCTGGGTGGACCACCCGTACAAGCACATCGAGCGGGAGTTCCCGACCTTCGCCTCAGCCGAGAGGTCGGCGCGCGCCCTCACCCGCATCCATCGGGCTCCGGTGAACATCACCAAGGTCGTCCAGCCCGAGAGAGGCAAGATCGAGCGCAGGCACTACGCGACGTGTCGGACGGATGCCTATGGGCGCACGTGGACCGACCTGATGTGCCTGGAAGCCTGCCTGATGGTCTAGGGAGGCGGTGGTGGAGCACCGGGACCGGGAGTGGGAGCGCGAGATCGACCGGGTTGACCGCTGGTTGCTCTGCGCGCTCGTAGTGTCGATGATCGTATCACTCGTGTTGTGCGTCTATGCGAAGGAGTGCGTGCTGTGAAGTTCCGCATCGTCCCGCACGAGGGTATCAGCCAGCGAGACAGGCGAGCGTTCTGGGCGTGGCTGGAGGCCCCGGAGACACCCAAGGTCGCCAAGGTGGTCGCTAGGACTGACTACCTAAGTCGCGAACAGGCGAAGGCAGCGCGGAAGCTGCTGATGACCCTGGGGGCGCCGGTCGAGATGGACGTGGAGAGGTTCTTCGGTGTCGAACGGCTGGTGCCTGTGGAGGTCAGGATATCCGCCGATAGGGCCTAAGTCGTTGGAAACACGCCAGATTTCGGTGGTGCCAAGAGTTTATCACTGGAAGAAATGCGCCACGGTGACCCAACAGGGCTGCGTCGTCTCCCGCCCCGTGGCGCTGCTCATCCAGGTGAGCGGGGCGGCGAGCCAGTCTTCGGTCACCGTCTGCGCCCAGGCCTCGATGCCGGCGTCGGCCTCGATGCGCGCCGCACGGAGCGCGTCCCAGTCGGGGAACAGGTGCGGGCTCTCCTTGATGCCGGCGGGCAGGCGCTGCCAGCGATCGGGGGCGAAGCGGGCCATCCAGGCGTGGTCGGCCCAGACGAGGTGGCTCAGCGTGCCGTGCAGGGAGCCGAAGAAGGCGCCGCGGTCGGCGCGCCGTTCGGCGTCCGGGATCGCCTCGGCGGCGCGGTAGAGGCGGCGGTTCATCTCGCTGTTGTAGGCCGCCATCAGACGGCAATACCGCGCCGTGATCATGCCTCCAGCCTTCTCCAGAGGATCAACCCGTCGCGTAGCGTATGCCGGTCGGCGTCCAGCGCGTAGCCGGGAATGCGGCCCGCCTCCTGCCAGCCCAGGGCGCGGAACAGCGCCTCCGCCCCGTCGTCGCCCGCTCGGGCATGAAGGGTGAGCAGGCTGCGCCCGGCCTCGCGCGCCGCCTGCTCGGCCCGCTGCATCAGCGCGCGCGCCACGCCGCGGCGGCGCATGCCGGGGTCCACCAGCAGCGTCGCGAGCTCCGCCCGGTGCGGCTGGTCCTCCGGCGTGCCGAGATC